CCAATTCCCTTACCAAACAAACTCTGATTATCATCAGAAGCAAGCAGATAGACGTCGTAAACAGTTGGAAGCTGAAATGAGTAAGTCTGCTTATGGCTTGGCCACATTGGATAACAATGAGAAATTTATTCCAACTGGTGGGAATATTCAGAACAATACACTCGAAGATATTAATAAACTTAAACAAGACTTCTACAATCAAATCGGTATCACTGAGAACATTATCAATGGTACTCAATCTGGTGCAGAGCTTAACCTTTATTATAACCGAGTGATTGACCCTATTCTACAAGCTATTGTGGATGCAGTTAATGTGGCTTTCATTAGTAAAACCGCTCGCACACAAGGTCAGATTGTTCAGTTCTATCGCGACCCATTCAGGATTCTTCCTATTGAGCAACTTGCTAATACAGCCGATTTGTTCTCTCGTAATGCAATCTTGACTCCGAATGAAATCCGTGAATTCATTGGCAAAGAACCTCACCCTAACCCATTGGCTGACCAACTTTACAACCGTAACATTGCGGACGGTAATCAAATGGGAGGACTTGCCACTGCTGGTCAGGGTATTGACCCTAACGCAACTGGTGAAGATGACCCTAGTCAGTATGTCTATCAAGACGAAAATGGCAACTTTGTAGATTATCAAGGTAATCCAGTTGATGAAGCTGGTAATCCTATTCGGAGGTAACAATGGACAATCAAGAATGGTCAATTAAAGACATTGACCCAAATAACGAGATTCTCCTACATGGTGGTAAATGGTCTGAAGAGGCTAAACGCCGTGTAAGTGAAGCTCGTCGTGCTGGACGTTCTGTTTTTGAGATGTTCGGTGATGTGTATAAGAAGACAGAGAAGACTGTAAGCTCAACAGCTAAGTCTGCTAGCAATATGGTTCGACCTACTGCTAAAGCTGTTTCCAAAACAGCAAGCAATCTTATTCGTGTTGCTAAAAAAGGTGTATTTAGTCAAGGTTCAAAGACCACTACAATCACTCGTGTAAAAAGTATTACCGATGCTCAAGGACATAAAGTTGGTCCTAAAACTGCTGAAGCTAAACGACGTAAAACTAATTACGAACGTGGTAAAGCAATGGACAAACGTTATGCTGATGAAAAACGACGTAAAACCGATTCGGCTCGTGGTAAAGCCATGGATGAACGTGAACGTCGTAATCGTCAAGAAGGTATGAAAACCCTAAAAGATAATGCACGAAGCGCGAAGAATTTACCAGAAGGACGAGTTAATCGTAGTGGTATCGGACATGACTTTGGTAAAGCCGTAGACCAAGCTCGTCAGAAGGGTGTTTTGAAACCCAATAAGAAAGCTTATGATCGTGCGCAGTTTGAAAAAGGTAAACGCGGTGAATATAACGACCGACAGTTCAAAAAAGGTAAACGCGGTGAATATAATGACCGAATGAATGATTTCCAAAAACGTAAAAAGGGTTTGGTAAAACGTGGCAGCCTTGCTGGTTCTCTTAGACAATCTGCAACCTTTGACTATCAAGCTGTTCTTGTTTTAGTTCAAGGAAATCAAAATGATTTATAACATCATCAGAGGTATCAAATGAAACCACAAAATTACGATTTCGCTGGTTGGGTTACGAAGAATGACCTCAAATGTTCAGACGGTGTAACAATCCGTCATGGTGCCTTCTCTGGTTTGTCTGGAGAAAAAGTACCATTGGTTTGGCAACATTCCTACTCCCAACCAGGAGATACAATCGGATATATCCTTCTTCATTCAAATGACCAAGGTGTATACGGTTATGGGTATCTCAATGAAACAGAACGTGGTCAGGATGCCAAAGAACTTTTGCGACACGGAGACGTGAACCAAATGTCAATTGGCGCTCGTAAAATCCAAAAGAGTGGACAAGACGTAATTCATGGAGAAATCTATGAAGTGTCACTAGTACTCAAGGGCGCAAATCCTGGAGCTGTCATCGAAGAGGTTCTTACTCACGGTGATGGTTTTGTCGGCGATGAAATTTTCATCACTACAGGTCTTACACAAGACTTGTTGAAACACTCTAACTCAGAGGAGAAACACATGGCAACTATCGGAGAAGTAATTGATACTCTTACGGAAGACCAAGCCGATGTAGTCACTAACATGCTTGAGAACGGTGTGGAAGCACTTTCAGACCAAGACAAAGAGGTTTTGGAAACTCTCACTGACGACCAAGCTACGGCTATTAGTATCATTCAATCTGTTGATGGTGAAATCGAAGAAGACGAGCTCGTAAAGTCTAACCTTGACGATTTCGAAGCAGTAGAAGATGATGACGACAAAGATGTAGACGACACGGACGATGACTTCGAAGGTTCAGACGACGAAGACGACTATGACGACGACGAAGACAACGAAGACGTATCGGACGAAGAAGAAATTGAACATTCAGGAGTAGATATGAAACAGAATTCATTTAATCAAAATGGAATTGAAGAGCAAGACACTTTGACTCACGCTGCTCAACTTGCTGATGATGCTGTTCGTACAGCCGCAGCTCTTGGTACAGGCTCAATTAAAGCAGCCTTGGCTGGTGTAGATTCATCTGGTGAATTCTTGCAACACGGTATCTCTAACATTGATATCTTGTTCCCAGCAGCACAATTGCAAAAAGGTATTCAAGCCTACAATCCTAACGCTAAAAACGTTGAAACAATCCTCAACAAATTCAGTGCTGTATCTTCACCAAATGTTAAAAACATTTATGCTGACTTGACAGAAGAACAAGCTCGTGCTCGTGGTTATATCAAAGGTAATGAAAAACTTAACCAACGCCTTATCAGCTTGTACTATCGTACAACTACACCACAAACTGTTATCCACAAAACAGCTATTGACCGTGATGACGTAATTGATATTCGTGAAAACGGTATTGACGCGGTTTCATTCTTGAAACAAGTGCAATCAATCAAATTTAAAGAAGAACTCGTACGTGCTGCTATCTTTGGTGACGGCCGTGAAGCTATTGTTTCTGGTAAACCAAACAAAGAGAAAATCAACGAAGAACACATTCGTCCTATCACTAAAGACGATGATTTCTTCACAATCAAACTCACTTCACAAAACTGGATGTCTGTTGTTGATGACGTAATCAAGACTCTTCCTGGTTACCAAGGTTCTGGTTCCCCATCACTTATCATCAACCCATTTGACCTTTCTAAACTTAAGACTCTTAAAGATAAGAACGGTCGTTACTTGTATGGTGCATCAAGCGATGGTAACCGTCTTGCAACTAACTCAGACCTTGCATCTTACTTCGGATGCTCTGAAGTTATCGAATTCCGTGATATGCCTCAAGGTAAATTCTTGATTGGTAACTTGAATGACTACGTATTCGGTCAATCTCAAGGTGGACAAGTCGTAACATTCGACGATTTCGATATCGACTTTAACCAAATGAAATACCTTATGGAAGCACGTCTTTCAGGTGCTATCATGATTCCACGTGCCTTCATCTTTGTAACAGTTACAGATGCTGAAGCAACTAACGAAGATATGCTTAAATTCCGTAAAGATGCCCTTAAAACAAAACCTAACTGGGTTGAAAAACAAGACAAACCTGGTGACAAATACTTGTCTAAACATTCAGACGCTGACGAAGCTGCAAGCCCTGCATCAGGAACTCCAGGCAGTACAGGACGTACAGGCGGCTAATTTCAAAATGGAATATAGGAGAGTAGCATGAGGACAACTATTGATATCTTAGTTCGCAGTATGGAAGAGGTAAAGGTTCGACCTGGAGTATATTCGTACGAGTACACGCGATATCGAAAGGTCCCTGCTACAATTGTCGAAAATAGACGCTATGATATCTCTGATTCACAACGAGTCAACGAGAATATTAAGTCTAACTTCGACTTCTCTTTTGTATTCGCTAACGATGATACAGACCGTGTTAGTCGTATCTGGTATGTTATTTATAAGAATCAAGTTTATTCTGTAAGTAAAGTACTCAATTACCCACCACGAGTACGCATTGTACCTGATGGTATCATGAGTCTAGACGACTTAAACGAATTGGGGGTAACAATCAAAGATTATGACTAGAACACACACTGAACTCATCGAAGAACTTGAGACGATTTGCCCAAGGGTATATTATCAGAAACCAGATGGTTCTCAACTGAAATTCCCTTGTATTGTTGTTGAGAAGAACTACCTAGATGTAGAGTCAGCTAACAACGGAGCTTATCGTACTAATAGGTCTTATATTGTTAATTTCTTTACAAGAATGGACGATGCCTCAATCGAGGACGCCATGCTTGCTAAGTTCCCTTATGTACGTCTGAACAACTACGATGTGGACGATGGTCTATATCAAGAGACGTATCGAGTATATTATTAGAGAGGTTATTAATCTTATGGCTAAACTTCTTTGGGACCAAACTGGTCAGAAGACTTATCAAACAGGTGTTGACCGTGGTGTACTTTTCCCTATGGCCTCTGGTGGTACATATGAAAAAGGTGTTGCTTGGAATGGTTTGACTAAAGTGTCTGAATCACCAGATGGTGGTGACGCTACAGCCAAATACGCAAACAACGGTAAATACTTGAACTTGATTGCGAAAGAATCATTCAAAGGTTCTATCTCAGCTTACACATACCCAGATGAATTTGCAGCTTGTCTTGGTGAAGTTGACGCTGTTGCTGGTGTTAAACTTACTGCACAAACTCGTAAATCATTTGGTTTCGCATACCGTACTCTTATCGGTAACGATACTGAGTCTACAGGTCATGGTTACCTTATCAACTTGGTATACAATGCCACTGCGGGTGTTGCATCTAAAGACTTTGAAACAATCAATGACTCACCAGATGCTATCGAATTCTCTTGGGACTTCACTACAACTCCAGTAGACACAGGTGTTGACAATACTCAATCAATGGCTCACATCATCATTGACTCTACCAAACTTGAAGCTAGTAAACTTAAGAAAGTTGAAGAAGCTATCTATGGTACAGACAGTGCTGACCCTAAACTTCCTACTCCAAAAGAACTCATGGTTCTCCTTGGCGTAGTTACTGGTTAAAATTTCAAAATGAACTTGTTTTTATAAGAAAGGATTTATTCAAATGATTGTAAAAGAAATTACTTATGTAGAACCACTCTCTGGTGATGAACTCACTGAGAAGTTCTACTTCCACATTAACAGTGCCGAAGCACTTCGTATTATGGGTCGCTCAGGAAATAAAGACTGGGAGACTTACGTTAAAGATGTAGCGGCATCAGGTGACGCAGACCGCATCATGGACTTTATCGAGCAATTTGTTTCTATTGCCGTTGGGTATAAGAATGTTGATGGACGCTTTACTAAGACGAAAGATTTTCGCGATGAATTCCTAGCGTCAGAAGCATACGGTAAACTCTTCGTAGATTTCATCCAAGATGAACAATTTGCACGTAAATTCTTCTCACAATTGATTGAAGAAGGTCGTTCAAATAAAGACAAGGCTCAGAATTCTCAGCTTGCGACAGTTGCTAACAAAGGTAACCGTCAACAACGTCGTAGCAAAAAATAGTAGGTGACAAGTATGCTTGAGATAGTTACAGAGGAGATTTATGACGAAACAACGGGCATGATTCTCCCAGGTAAAGTATACCATTTCGAGCATTCGTTGTTAGCTATTAGTCAATGGGAGATGGTGTTTAAAAAACCGTTTCCCTTTTTAAATGGCTTACAAGCGGAACCTATCGAGATAGTAGCATACATTTCCTTGATGAATTTAGATAAGACTGGGTTCGACATTGACAACTTGTCCGAATCCAACGTCAAGGAGATTATCGAATATCTCAATAGTAAGCCTACTGCAACTACGATTTCTTCATCGGGAGAAGGTGGTCGTCGTATATTAACATCAGAAGTTATCTATGCATATATGGCGAATGCACAAGTACCATACAGTTGTGAAACATGGAATATCCATAGACTACTTGTATTACTTGGGGTTATAGGTGAATTAAACGCACCTAAGAAGAAACGTAGTAAAGAAGAGACGGCACGCATGTATAAAGATTTGAACGCTAAACGACGTGCTGAGATGGGAACTACAGGTTAATTCAAAATGAAATATTCAATGTCATCAGATAGTAAGTTTCAGAACTTATTCGACGACTTTAAAAAAGAAACAAGTATGGAGAAAATCTATACGGTTGTTGATACTGAAACCCAAAGAGCTTTTGACGACATTGTTAGGAGTACTCCTGTTAGGTCAGGCTTAACTAAGTCGTCATGGAACA